TAAAACAGATGTAAGTCAAACAGAAATCTATTTAGAATTAGGAGATAAATACACAATCCATCACGATAGCATTAGAAGAATTGTTGCTAATCGTAGAAAATACGAAATTTAATCTTTAAGTACAAAGTTTGTACAACATTTTATATTGCAAGTCTTTAATTTTGCTATATAATTATTTGTATATGACAATATTTAATAAAGTAGAAAACGGTTTTCAAATCAATATTGACGATGAAATCGGCTTTTGGGGTATTACACATCAAGACTTTACAAATCAACTTAACGAAATCGGAGAACAAGACGTTCAACTTAATATAGCTTCATATGGTGGAGCTGTTTCCGATGCTTTTGCAATTTACAACTCTTTAAAATCTCACAAAGGTAGAATAGTAGCTAACATCTATGGTGATAGTGCTTCTTCTGCAACATTCATAGCTATGGCAGCAGACGAGATTAGAATTGTAGATAATGCTTTGTTTTTGATTCATAATGTTTGGGGTGGTGTTACTGGTGAGGCTGATGATTTAAGAAAAGCAGCAGATGATATGGATAAAGTAAATTCTAATATTATTGATGTTTATAAAAAAAGAACTGGTTTAAACAAAAACACTATTAAGTCTTTAATGAATAAAGGCGATTGGTGGACTGCTAAAGAAGCAAAAGCTAATGGTTTTGTAGATGCAGTTGTTGAGCCAAGTGAAATCATTAATAGAAGTGAAACTGTTTTAATGAATTGTGCTAATGAAGAAATGAAAGAAGCACTAAAAGAAAAAGTAAATCAATTAAATAATAATAAAAATCAAATCAAAATGACAGAAGAAAACAAGTCTTGGTTCTCTGGAAAGTTTGACGAGTTAATGAACTCTTTTAATAAAAAAGAAGAAGTTGCTCCGAAAGTTGAAGAGCAACCAAAAGAAGAAACTATTTCAAAAGAAGAAGTTTCTGAAATGCTTAATTCAGTTAAAGGTGAGATTTCTAAAGCTAAAGAAGAAAACGATGCTATCGTTAATTCTAAAGAAGAAGAAATTAAAAACTTAAAAGCTGAATTAGAAAAGTTAAATGCAGTAGCAACAGAAGCTAAAGCAGAAAACAAATCGCCAGAAGGTGATAATAAAAAAGAAGTTGAAACGACTTCACCATTTATCAACAAAACTGTTGCAAGGTTAAATAATAAGTATAAAGGAATTTTAAAAATCAAATAAATTATGGCTGATGTAATTGCTGCGAATATGTCGCACTCATACGCTGGTGAAGAACTAATCAACGAATTGTTCTATCAACCACAAGAAAACGTACCCGCTTTAAGCGATATGTATCGTTTTATACCAGTTAGAGGTGATAAAGTAAATGTTTACTTACCACAAACTTTAACTAAAATATTAAGAAAATACTCAACTTGTGGGTTTACTGCTGCTGGAGGTACTACTACAATAGTAGATAAAACTTTGTCTGTTGAGAAAATTAAAGCAAACTTAGAAGAATGTGTTGACGCTTGGGATGATACAATCTTTGCTGAATTAATGAAATCTGGAGTTAACAGAGATGATTTAAGTGGAACTGTTATTGATAACATTATCAGAACACAGTATTTAAAAGCTGCTTCTTCTGATATTCACAGAATCGCTTGGTTTGCTGATGCAAATGATGCTGACTCTGACTGGAATCAATTTGACGGATGGATTACTAATTTTGTAGATAACTCTGCAACTATCGGAACATCTCGTTTTATCGATTTAGATGCTACTTCTTTTGAGAATTTAGATGCTTTAGCCTCTGATGGTGCTTTAGGTGTTTTAAGACAAATATGGGCAGCACAAACTGCTACATTAAGAGCTGTACCAAATATGGATAAGAAGTTCTACGTTACTAATACATTTATTGATAACTACGCTACTACTTTGGAAAATCAAGGTAATATCGAAGGACAAAGATATATCCAAGATGGTGTTGCTAAATATATGTTTAGAGGTGTTGAATTAGTTGCTGTACCAGAATGGGATACAAACTTAGCTGACTCAACTAACCCACACTATACTGGAAGTGGTTTATCTATCGGTTCAAACTTAATTGTTTATACTGCTAAAGATAACTTAGTATTTGGTTCTGATGTTGTTGAAGGGTCTACTTCATTTAAAGTAAGATACGCTGATGACGATGACGAGAAAATGAAAGTAACAACTAAATTCAAGTTAGGTGTTCAAACTATGCACTACGAATACGTTTGTATAGGTTACTAATATAATTATAGAGGGGGTTTAATTACTCCCTCTTAACTTAAAAAAATTAAATAAAATGGCAGAATTATCTAATGATATTCTTATAACGTGTGACGATGAAAACAGACGTGGAGGAATTAAGCGTTTATTTGTTATAAACAGAGAAAACGTAACTTCTTTTACTGCTGGTGCTTCTCACGATTATACTTCTGTTACTTTAGATGCTACTTCTGATGTTTGGTACGAAATCCAAATAGACGATGAAAGTGGAAGTTACAATGCAGAAGGGTCAAGAGAAAACGGAAGTTCTTTACAAGAGCATACTGTTGAGGCAATGACACCAAGAATAGACAAAGCAAAAGCAAAAACTTTACAAGAATTATTTACTTCGTGTAAATTAATCTGTTTAGTTGAAACTTATATTTCAACTGGTACTTATAATCAATCTTTTATAGTTGGTTATGATGAAATATTAGGAAGTGATGCAGCTTTAAGAGCTAACATCACAACAATATTAGAAGCTGAATTACAAGGACAAAACGCTTATATGGTAACAATGACTGGTAAATCTGGCGAGATAGCTCGTGAGTATGTTGGTGATATTGATACTAATGCAAGTGGAACTGTTAGTTTCGGTAGTTAATAATAAGAGGGGTTTAAAATCCCCTCTTTATAATACTAAAATTTATGTATAGAATTAAAGAAAGTGGTCTTGGTAAAAAGTGGTGTGGTGATGGAATTATCATCTTATCAACTGATTTAAGCCAAACAAAATTAAAAAAGTTATTCAAAGCTAATTGCGAATTTGTAGAACAATATGAACAAGAAACCACAAGCGAGGAAACCGAGGCATCGGAAAGTACAGCAACAGAAAAAAACGCCTCAAATAAAGGCGATGGCAGTAAGCACAGACGTAAATCAAACGCAAGAAAAGGAAGCGAAAAGCACTAAGCAAACTAAGTGGTTTCCATTCTTTAAGGATAGCGACAATATTTACATAAATGATTTAGCAGCAAGAGCTAAAAGAAGTCCAACACACGGTGCAATAGTTCAATCTAAAGCTGTTTACACACAAGGTCAAGATTTTACATACTCTATTAATGGAGAGGCTAAGAGTTTCTATGAATTAGACGTTAATTTACAATCTTATTTAAGTGAAGTAAATAATAAAAGACAATCACAACATTGGTTATTTGGCAAAGCTGCTTATGACTTTATTTATAGTGGTAATGCTTATGTAGAAGTTATAAAAGGTAAAGAGTTTACAAGTCAGTTTTTTATGGACGCCTCAAAAGTTAGAATAAGTGAAGAAACTGCTTATGTTTCTGCTTATTGGAGAGATATTGAAAACGAACCAACTTACAACTCTAAAGACTATCCAGTTAAAGAAATACCTCTTTGGGATGGTAAATTAGACACTAAACAAGAACATTTTATTTATCATTTAAAAAATGATGTACCAGAATATGATTATTATGGTTTACCAGAACATTTACAAATATTAAAATGGGCTGATGTAGAATATAAAATAGTTCAATTTAATCTTGATAAACTTAAAAACGGTTTCTTTCCAAGTGTTGCAATGGATATTGTAGGGCAAGCACCAGAGGGAATGACAGAGCAAGAATATGTTGAAAAGATAAAAGACAGTTTTACAGACGAAGGTAACAACCATAAAATGTTAATTCAATTAGTTGATAGTTTAGACCAAGCGACTAATATAACAGAATTTACAACAGCAAGAGAGGGAGAATTGTTAGAACTACAAAATTTAGCCACTCAAACTATAATTGCTGGGCATAGATGGTTTGCTTCTTTAGCTGGTATATCACAAGCTGGAAGTTTAGGGAGCAATCAACAAATAAGAAACGAATACAACATAGCTTTAAAAGGTGTTGTTATACCACAATTTCAAAAGCCTTTATTAAGAATGTTTAACGACTTATTAAAGATAGCTGGTTTTAACGACATTAAATTAGATGTTTTAAATGTTGCTCCAGTAGGTATTGAAGATAAGATTGAGCCTAAAGAAGTATTGTCAATTAATGAGCAGCGTGAGTTGCTTGGATATGAACCAATAGAAGAAAACGAAAATGAGCCGAACAACGGAGATGATAACAACGAGTGAAGTTAAAAGTTTAGCTATTGTTGATGCAAACATTGATACGGCTTACTTTGACCAATATATTTTAATGACTCAAAGAAAGTATGTTAAATCTTTTTTGGGTGTTGATTTTTACGATGAATTAACAACACAAATAGCTGCTTCTTCTTTGACTGCTGATAACACTACTTTATTAGATGGTTATATAAAACCAGCTTTAGCACATTATATAGTTTATGTTGCTTTACCACAATTAAGAAACCAAGTTTCTAAAGGTGGTGTGTTTTTAAATTTATCTGACACTGCTGATGCAGCGAGTGATTTAGGTTATGGACAAATAAGAGATGATTATTTGTCTAAAGCAGAAACATTTATAGACGAAATAGATAATTATATAAAAGAATATAGAAAAACAAATACTAACGCTTATCCGTTATACTGTGGTAAACAATCACAAAACGGTGGCATAATATTATATTAAAAATGGATGATAATAGTAAATTAATTGGAGAAAACGGTTGCTTGTTTATAGACAATTCTGCAACATTACAAGACATATATCAAATATATGTAGCTGCTGATGCTGTTTTCACAACGCTAAAAGAAGGTTCAAGTAAAACTGCAACTGGCACAGATGTTATGAGTACAATGAATCTAACTGGTAAAACAATACCAGCTGGGAGTATATTAACTCCTTATGATGAAGTTTTTACAGATGTAACAATTCCTTCTGGTAGTTTAATGGTTTATAAATTAGGGAGATAATGCCGAGTATTTATAAATTCATATCGCCATATTGTAGTAGAATAGCTTCGATAGGTGGTATATTCAATCTACCATCTGCTTTACACCAATGGAGTTATCAAAATTCTGAAATAGTTGGAACTACAATGACCGCAACCGATTTTGGGAGTGTTGGTGGCTTAAATATGACAAACCCAACGGCAATAAGTTTGCCAACACTAACGAACAATGAATGGGGATTTAATGGTGTAACACAATTTTTGGAAAATGCAAACTCTTTTAGAAATACAGATACAACGGG